GGGGGGGAAATCAGAATTTTAAAAAAGTATTTCAGTTTTTTTAAAAAAAGTTTTTGAAGTTTTAAAAAACTACATTTTCAAAATGGTAAAAATAATAAATTTAATAATAAAAATAAATAATAAAAATAACAATAAAAAGTATACCTATAAATATATCTTGAGTATCACCATAACTATTAATCTTATTTAACATAAATGTACTTAAAATATATGGTCTTTTATAGATATAAGAATGATCTTTACGAATATAAGTTTTAGTTATAGATAATGATAAATCTTCACCTTTAACAGCGTGAAACCACCATGGTGGTATTGATAGTGTATCTCCAGGATATAATTCAACTTTATAAACTTTAAGCTTAGAGTGATCTAATTTAAAAAAGTTATCTTTTATAAAATTGTTAGTATTAGAGAAAACACCAGTCATTTTTAAGGATGGATTATCATAATAATCGAACATATATACAATTTTTTTTCCATGTATCTGGTTTAATAAATAATCATAATCTAAATGAATATGAGTAGCTGTAATACTATTATTTCCAAAATATAGGAAAACTGTATTTATATCTCTTTTTTTATCCATATCTAAATTAAAATAATGTACAAGTTGTTGACAATCAAAATCAAATGAAGTTTTTAGATCATAATCTGCAATAAAGTGAATAGGTTTTTTATTATTTACAATATGGTCAAATGATTCTACAAATGGTTTTTTGGTATATTCATAATATTCGCCAATTTGCATATCAGATTCTTTTTCATAAAGTTCAACACTTGTACTACTTTTATTTAATTTATTATAAAAAAAGTCTAATTTATTTTCAATATTAAAAATTTTCATAGATTTACATCCTCCTCTAATTACATATGGTTTTTTAAAATTATAATAATTAGGTAATTGTTCTATACTATTAATTTCTTGTATTTTAAGATACATATATATAAAATTAATATTTTATATATATAAAAAATTTATGATTTTAATAAATTATTCATTATATTTATTGATTGATTAAATTGTTCTAGTAATAAAGGAGGCATATTTTCTGGGAGTTGTTCTTTTAATGACATACATTTTTGTAAGACACATAATTTAAATTTTTCATGTCTTTTTATAAAACATATTTCTGTTCTTAAATAATGCATTAAATTTATTATTGTCAAAATTTTAATATTTTTATGTATTGTTTCATCTGCTTTTTTCAAATAAGACTTAATTTTATTAATAATTTTATCATCTTTAATTTTTTCATCTTTAATTTTTTCATCATCAGATTTATCATAGCTATCTACTTCATTTTCCATTATATTTATTTATTTATTATAATCAAAAAAGAAGTATAATTTAGGTTATTCAATATTTTTCAAATTAATATAGGAATTGTCAAAATTATTTTTTAATTGTTGACTAATATTTTCATATTCAGTATCTTGAATTATTTCATCATAAAATATAAGTATTTTACTTTTAAATTGTTGATTTTTTAAAATAAAATTCTCTTTTAATTTTAAAAAATTAAACATATTAATCAATATCACTATACATTCATATAAATATTTACTGTTTTTTATATTATTATAATATTTTGATATTCTTTCAACTATTTCACAATCTTCTTCACATGATAATTTTATATCATACATTTATAATATAAAATTAATAAATTATAAACATTTTTACTATTCAATTTTAATCTACTTCTTCAATTTGAGGGCCTTCTTCCATTCCTCCTGGCATACCTGACATACCAGCCATTCCAGGCATTCCAGGCATTCCTGCCATTCCAGGCATTCCTTGCATACCTTCCATACCTTCTGGCATTCCTGGCATTCCTGACATACCTTCTGGCATTCCTGGCATTCCACCTTCAGGCATTCCACTTGAATATACTTTACTCATAATTGGATTAAATACTTCTTCCAATTCTTTTCTTTTACTATCATATTCAGCAGTTTCAGCTGAATGATTTTCATCTAACCATGAAATAACTTCATCTGCTTTAGTATCAATAGTAGTTTTTTCATCTTCAGAGAATTTATCTTTTAGCTTTTCGTCAGATAAAGTGTTTTTAATTTGATAAGCATAACTTTCTAATCCATTTCTTGCTTCAACTTTTTCTTTTGCTGCTTTATCTTCATCTTTGAATGTTTCTGCTTCATCAACCATTTTTTGAATGTCATCTTTTGATAATCTACCTTTATCATTAGTAACTGTAATTTTTTCTGATTTACCAGATGATTTTTCAACAGCATTAACATTTAGAATTCCATTAGCGTCGACATCATATGTAATTTCAATTTGTGGAGTTCCTCTTGGCATAGGGGGGATTCCATTTAGATTAAATTCACCTAATTTATTATTATTTTTAGTAAATTGTCTTTCACCTTCAAATACTTGTACTGTACATCCTGGTTGATTGTCAGCATATGTACTAAATACTTGAGATTTCTTACATGGGATAGTAGTGTTTCTTTCAATGATGTTAGTCATTACACCTCCTGCAGTTTCGACACCTAAAGATAATGGCAGAACATCAATTAACAAGATATCATTTACTTTACTGTCAGTGACACCGCTTAGAATAGCAGCCTGAGCAGTAGCTCCATATGCGACAGCTTCGTCTGGGTTAATATTTTTACATAATGATTTACCATTAAAATAATCACTTAATTGATCTTGAATTTTGGGGATACGTGTTGATCCGCCAACTAATACAATTTCATGAACGTCTGATTTACTCATTTTTGAATCTGTAAGTACTCTTTCAACAGGGTCAAATGTTCTTTTAAATAAGTCAGAACATAAAGATTCAAATTTAGCTCGAGTAATAGTTGTGGAGAAATCAATACCGTCATATAATGAATCAATTTCAATATTAGCAGATGTTGATGAAGATAAAGTTTTTTTAGCGTGTTCGCATGCTGACTGCAAGCGTCTAATAGATCGTTTATTGGATGTTAAATCTAGTTTATTTTTTTTTTTAAATTCATTTATAAAATGTTCCATTAATCTACGATCAAAATCTTCACCTCCTAAATGTGTATCGCCTGCAGTTGCTTTAACTTCAAAGATACCTTCATCTAAGGTTAGTAATGATACATCGAATGTACCACCACCCAAATCGTAAATTAGAATATTATGTTCTCCTACAGATTTTTTATCTAATCCATAAGCAATAGCAGCGGCGGTAGGTTCATTAATAATACGTAGTACATTTAAACCAGCAATAACTCCTGCATCTTTAGTAGCTTGTCTTTGAGAGTCATTAAAATATGCAGGTACTGTAATTACAGCATTAGTAACTTCTTCTCCAAGGAAACTTTCAGCAATTTCTTTCATTTTAACTAAAATCATAGAGGAAATTTCTTCTGGTTGGAATGTTTTTCGTTCATTTTTATAATCAACTTCAATTAATGGTTTACCATCATTACTTGATACTACATCAAAAGGGAAATGTTTAATATCCGATTGAACTGTAGAATCATTAAATTTACGTCCGATTAGACGTTTAGCATCAAATACTGTATTTTGTGGATTTTGTGCAGCTTGATTTTTTGCTGCAGGTCCAATTAATCTTTCATTTTCAGTGAAAGCTACATATGAGGGAGTAGTTCTAGCTCCCTGATCATTTGCGATAATTTCAACATTGTTATTTTTCCAAATACCTACACAACTGAATGTGGTTCCCAAGTCAATACCAATACAATTTTTACTCATTTAATAAAAAATGGATATAAGTGTTTAAATATGTTAAATTATATATTTAATTTAAAAGTAAATAATTTAAGAGAAGTATGGAAATTAAAACAAAAAATAATTTCAAAGGACTATATGCCTCAAAAGAGTTTGAGTTAAATTATAAAATTCATAAATTAGATGGTGAAATAAGAAGTAAACCAACAAAACTAACTATAGAAGTAGGATATAAACGTCATATTATAGATAGTTATGGAATGTATATGAATCATTCTTTTGATCCTTCATGTAAGATAATAGATAATTATATTATTGCCATAAGAGATATAAAAAAAGACGAGGAGTTAACATATAATTACAATGAGAATGAGACAAAATTATCGAATTCATTTAAAGACTATATAACAGGTGAATTAATAAGTGGGATGAAAGTAGCATAAGAAAGTATTATGTGATATTATAATGGTTGATCCATATTTAATAAGATATATTATTGAATTTATAATACATGTGAAAAATGTAGAAAGATTTATTGTAGTGAATGTAAAAATATTTTGACATTAAATTATAATAATTATGAAACCATGAGTTATTATTGTTTAGAATGTAATAAATAAATTTAATAATATATTAAATATCTTGTGTCTTAATTTTAATTTTAAATTTATTTACAAATTCATCTTTTGTAAATATTTCAATATTAAGGTCACGAGCTTTAGTTAATTTACTTGATTCAGCATCTTTATCACTTGTAACTACATAATCAGTGTTTCCACTGACTGTAGTAGACATTGTGCCTCCTTCAGATTCGACAATTTTTTCGAGTTCATTATCTCTAAATCCTGTAAATACGATTTTTTTATCTGAAAATTTACCAGATGTATTTTTTTGTTTTGTTATAATTTTAACTTTAATTTTTTTATTTTTATCTAAGAATGTTTTAAATTTTTCTATATTATTAACAAATTGTGTTGCAGTTTTAGTATCGAAACCATCAATTTCAATAATTTTTTCAATAAATTTCTTCTTTGTCATTTTTAGTTTCAAAATATTAGGATCATCATTAATAATTAATGCTAATTTTTTAGTTCCTAATCCATGTCCAAAAAGATTACTTGCAGCCATTACTTTGGTTAATTCAACATCTTTAATTGCATTTTGAATGTTTGTATAAACTTTAGTTGCCATTTTATCTTTGAATCCATCAATTTCAAGAAAATCATCAATTTTTGCATTAATAATCTTATTTATATTATCTAATCCAATATCTATCATTTTCTTAATTATACTTTCATCAACATATTTAATTTCCATCTTTTTAAAGAAGTATATTAAATTTTTTACTAAAATGTCATTACTTTCATTTTCTCCTAAATTGTCTTTATCAACAATAAAATCAACATTTGTCTCATTCCATTGATAAGGAATTTTAGGAAGTGTAGGTTTAACCTTTTTAACAACTTCTACAATATATGGAATAACTTCTCCAGCCCGAGTTAGTTTAATTTTTGCACCAATGCCCAATCCAGATTCAACTACATTTTTAGCATTATGACCAGTTACATGTGTAATAGTTATACCACCTATAACTGTTGGTTTAACATGTACTCGTGGTTTAATTAATCCATCTTTTGAAACTCGCCATTCAATGTCTGTAATTTCAGTTAAAATAATTTGATCTTCTAATAGTTCTTTAAATGCGAATGCATATTTTGGATTACCATCTTTATTACGTAAATGTTTGTTATTGTCTGTAATAATAATACCGTCAATATCGAAATATGATTCTTCTTTTCTTTTTTTAAAGTACTTGCTTAATGTTTCTTCATCGATAGTTTTAACTTCTTTGAATGGAACAGTGTTAAATTTTAATTTTTTGAGTAATTTTAATTGATTACTAATTGTATCGAGAGGTTCAATAATTTCATAGGATACAAATGTAATATTTTCCAACTCATTTTTTGTAATTTTTTTCTTTCCGACTAGTCCATTAATCATTGCTCTAGCATTGGTATAAGTATCTTTATTTTTTTCATAGATTTCATGAGAAATTAATAGTTCACCTCTAATAATCATATTTACTTTAATATCTGGAATACCATTAATTCCAGATAACATAGAACTAATATCTGTACCGATAGTACCATTTCCTCTTGTGAATAACATATGTTTACCATCTTCTCGTAAAATAAGTAAACCAGATGTACCATCGAGTTTATCACTAAAAATATAAGGGCCTTTATATTTTTTATTCCATTTATCAATTAATCCATTACCTGGTTTTATTTTATCCATACTTCCCATATGACATGGTAGTTTAACTTTATTTTTAGAATGAGTTTCGTCAGCAATTTGTGATAGTAATTTATGATTAGGATCTCTATTTTCAAGTTCTTCTTTTAATATATCATATTCACTATCAGTCATGATAGGATTATCGTGATTATAATATTGTTTATTTGCATCTTTAATTAATTTAACAATTTGTGCTAAAGTAGCATCGGTGATAAAACTAAAAGGGTCTGATTTATAATCTTCTAAAAGAGTCATTTTATTTAATATTTTTAATTATTTAAGTTAATAACTAAAAATATCAATTTTTTATGTTTAAATTTAAAGAAATAATTCTATAATTAATTAATAAATGGAAACAATAGATGAAAATAAAACATTAAATAGTTCAGAAAATAAAATATCTTTAGTAAAAATTATTTATTTATGGCAAGAAGGAATTAATAAATTTAATAGTAGAAGTAAGATATTACGTACGACAGATAAAAATATTAAATTAAATGTTATGACAACATTTAATGGAACAAAAGAATTGTTGTTAAAGCCAAGATATATTACAACAGATCCTTTTAAAAATGATGATTCTTTAATTGTAATGTGTGATGTGTTTGGTAGTAATGGTGTTAATTTAAATGTTGATAAAAGAATAGATATGGTAAAATCATTAGAAAAGTATAAGGATAATATAGTTGATATGGAACCAAAATGTTGTTTTATAATCAAGATAACATTTACTCAAGATTTACCAGAAGTTAAAAAGAGTGATTTTATAGAGACAATAGTTAATGTAGCAGTTAAGGGGAAAATAAATATAAATCAGTATTATTTTGAGAGTAAAGATACAGTAGTATTTGAGAATGAATTTAATGACTTTATTAATTGTGCGGATGAGTTAACATTTTTTAAATATGTATTAAATAGATCAGCAAATATTTTAAATTTCGAGTATAAGATAGAAAATAATTTTACATATAAATTATTGACTAAAAAAAGTAATCAAGATGGCGGATTAGACGAATTAAAATTATTAAGTGAAAAATTAAATAAGATAAATGTAGTTATACCAGAATCAATTGAGAGAATAGGTCAAGGATATTTGTTAGATAATACATTTACAAATGATATTTGTATATATAATAATTTCAATAGTGTTTTAGATGCATTATATAAATAATTGAAAAATAAATAATTTACATACTTATGAATTATTTATTTATAAAATGGAGTTATTTTACACTAAAAACACCAATTTTAGTAATGTATCTAAATTATCTAAGGACGATTTTTTAGGATTAAATTCAAGTATATTAGTTGGTAGTAATGTAAATTATAAATATAATATATTTTCAGGTGATTTATTTTTAGGTGTATTAGAAAAAAGTTATATGTCTGATTTTTTATTTAATATTGAGAAAAATAAAGATTTAGGATATGAATATAAAATATTTTTTACACAATTTAGTTATTATTCAACAGGACTAAAAATAGATATATTTTATAATCCTCAAATTTTATTGGAGCGAATAAAAACAGATCAAATTTCTGAATTTGAGAATTGTTTTTTTAAACAATTATTACAATCTTTAAGTAAAAGGAATGTTATTAATGATAGGTGGAAAGAGAAGTCATGTTGCAGTAATTCTATTTTAAAACAGCCAAAAAAATTGGCTGTTAAATTATTTCCTTATCAATTAGAATCATTAAATAGAATGAAGGAAATAGAAGATAAAAAAAATAATCATGATTTAGATACTAAAAGATCACTTGGAGAAGTATTTAGATGTGTAAATAGTAATTTAGAAAGTAGTAAAATATTTGACGATGTATTATTTGATATGTATGAATGTCGAATAGATTCCATTAGTAAACATACTTATTATGCATCAGGTGGTATTCTAGCAGATGAAATGGGTTTAGGTAAAACGATTACTTCTACTGGCTTAATTATTGAGAGACCATATATTTATAAACCGAATACAATAGAAAAATCAGAAGATGACAGTGAGTTTAAGTTTGAAGTGAAGAATGTATTTGATACAATTTGCTTAGTATCAAAAGCGACATTGATAATATGTCCAAGTCATTTAACTAAACAATGGAGCTTAGAAATTACTAAAGCGAATCCAAATTTGAAACAAATAATGTTTTTGACGAAAGTGAATCATGAGAAACACAATTATCAAAATATTTTAGATGCAGATGTTGTAATTGTGTCATTTCAATTTCTATTCAATATTGGATATTATGTGAACTATGACCATTATAAAAACAATGGTACTAGATGGACTAAGAGCTATCTATCATCACCTGATCAAATAAATAAAAGATGTTCAGACATAAGAAAATTAGTAACTTTTAGTAAAAAAACAATTGAATCTTGTGATCCAATTATATTCGAATCTATTCATTGGAATAGAATAATTATAGATGAAGGACATGAGATGTTTTCTTCAAGTTATAATTTTGAACATGTTTATTTGCAAGTATTTTTAAAAAATTTATCATGTAACAATAAATGGTTTATATCTGGAACTCCATTTTATGATGTAAAATCATTAACAAATGTTATGAATTTCTTAGATTTTGGTACAAGAATAAGATCAAATACGAATAGTTATATTATGACTTTAGAAAATAGTATGAATTATGGATTATCGGAGTTAAATATTGTAAATTCGATATTTAAACAAATTTATATTAGAAATACAAAAGAGTCAGTAAAAGATCAATTAGATATTCCTTCAGCAAATATAGAAAATATTATGATATCTTTTTCAGATTTTGAAAATACGTTATATACTTCTTTAAAATATGCAAACGAGAATTATCTAAGGCAAATATGTTGTAATATTCAAATTTGTGATAAGTTTAGTAATGGAAATTTAGAAAATATATTAAATTTCAATGAAGTAAAGGAAAAGTTAATTAAAGATAATGAAGAAAAAATTATTAAGACTCAATTATCAATTCAAAATTTAGATGCAACAGTACCAGGTTATGACGCAAGGAAAAAAATGTTAGAAAATATTGTTATTTCCTGTAATTTTCTTCTAAATTGTTTTAAAGATTCAAATATCAAGGTTAATGATGAATGTTGTCCAATTTGTAGATGTGAATATGATGATCCAGTTGTAACTGAATGTGGTCATAATTTTTGCTACGAATGTATTACTGAAGTAATAGGTATTGAATCATATAAAAAGGAGTGTCCTATTTGTAGAACAGCTATATCTCCATCAAAAATATTTAAGCTAGAAGAAGACATACATGTAGAAGAAGAGAAAGTTGATGAATTAGTTTACAAATATGGTACAAAAATAGCAAAATTAATTAAGTTATGTAAACAGATTCTATTAGATGACAAAAATAAAATAATAATATTTTCAGAATGGGATAGATTACTATCAATGATTGGAATAGTTTTAAAGAATAATGATATTAAAAATGTATTTTGTAAAGGAAATGTCCATCAGAGAAATG